CTGTATTGAAAAGCAAACGGAAACCCTCTCAGTTTGAGGTGTTCCACCATCTGACAAAGCTCAGACGAGAGATAACCGATTTACTGCTGCGTGACTTCGGTTACAGCTTTGAAAAGGCTGAGAAACGCCTTGAGAAGCGCTTTAGCAACCGTCCTTACGCAGACCTCACCGACCAAGAAAAGGCGGTCTACGATAGGCTCAAGGCAAGGTGGACAGCATTTGACGAGTGGTTCATCAAGGACGAGCGCAAGGTCATCATCGACTGTCTGCGGGAGATCACCAAAGAGGTGTATATCGCCAACAGCATCTACCCGACCTGTCGTGAGGAACTGATCGAGCGCAGAATCCACCAAGACAATGCGGTTGGTCAATGCTACCGGCTCACTCAGGAATTGCAGTACGCCATCGAAACCCTGCCTGTTGATGTGAACACCTATCTTCGGTTTGGTGAGTCAATACAGGCAGAGGTCAACCTTATCAAAGGTTGGCGCAAATCTGACAACAAGTTCAAAGGGGCAATCTCTGATTCCGCTGCCAATTTCGCTAATGTCAACAACAACGGCAATGCGAACTACAACAACGCTTCTAACTCTAATGGCGTTCGCCCCGATTTCGATTCCGCAGTTGAATAGGCTCTTGACCGTTCTGCGGACAGAGAAAGGAGAGATTGTCCTTCCTTATGGTAAATACTAAACACGACACCGCCTTTTACGAAAGCTGCGGTTATCAGCGTGAGATATTTGATGGTAACGCTCTCTACGATGCTTACAAAAGAGCCAAACAAGGAAGTGACTGGAAACCTCAGGTTCAACGCTTTGAAATGACCTACTTGATGGGACTGTCAGAAATTCAAAGGCAGCTTAAAGAGAAAAGCTATCCCTTTCACCCTGCAATCAATTTCGTTCTCAATGAGCGTGGCAAAATCCGCTATATCAGCGGTGAGCAATTCCCTGATCGTATCGTGAAGCACTCGCTCTGTGATGAAGTTCTCTCACCGAGTATTCGAGATTACCTGATCTACGACAACGGAGCAAGCCTGACCGGAAAAGGCATTGATTTTACCCGCAGACGGCTTCTGACCCATTTGCGGAAGTATTACATGAAATACCAATCCAATGAAGGTTATGTTCTGCTGATCGACTTCTCCAAATATTACGACAATATCCGTCACGATATTCTGATGGAACAGTTCAGATCTGTCACAGATGACGAGTACACTCTTAATCTGTTGGAACGGATACTTGATCGTTCCAAAGTCGATGTGTCCTACATGAGTGACGAAGAGTATGCGGTCTGTATGGACACCGTGTACAACTCCCTTGTTCATGGGACTATCGACAGAAGTTTGCTGACCGGTGAGAAGTATATGAGGAAGCATCTGAATATTGGAGATCAGGTGGCTCAGGTAGCCGGTATCGCCTATCCAATGGAGATAGACAACTACATCAAGATTGTCAGGGGTATCAAATACTATGGTCGGTACATGGACGATAGCTACATCATTTCAAACAGCAAAGAACATCTACAAGAACTGTTGAAGGAAATCATCACAATAGCTTCCCGCAACGGTATTACCGTGAATACCCATAAGACCCGCATTTGTAAACTGTCTGAAAATTGGCGCTTTCTTCAAGTGCAATATTCCCTGACCGAAACAGGCCGTGTCGTTCAGAAGATCAATCCGAAACGACTTACCGCCATGCGTAGGAAGATGAAGAAGGTTGCCAGTAAGATGACGCAGCGTGAGTTTTGGTGCTTTTATCATGGTTGGTTCCAAGGCCACTACAAAATTATGAGTAAGCTCCAAAGAGAAAACCTTGATACATTGTACAACACATTGAAGGAGGTCTGTAAAGATGTACAAGATCACACTCCATGACGGAACTGTTCTGGAAAATCTGGAACTGAACGGCAATAACTACATTGCCAAAGGGGTCGTTGAAGACTCCGTGTTCGAGGGCAACCTTGACACCGTAACCATCACCGATGGTGAAACCACCGCCACCTACACCGATATGTTCCTCATTGCCAATCGGGTCGTAGACGGTCAGTCTTGGTTTGCCCTTGGTGAGAAGTCCGCACAGCAGAAGAAGGAAGAAGCGCTGATGGCTGAGATCGCTGAACTGCGGTCTGCCCTGAACGCTCTTCTGAGAGGGGAGGGCTAATTCATGATGACCAAAGAAGCATTGGAAATGAGAACTGCCTTGCAGTATTTCGTTCAGACTATGGACGCTGACACTCAGCTTGACATGATGTTGGAGATTCCTACCATGTTCCCCGCCTATCAGGTGGGCAAGCTGTACGCCGTGAAGGAAGTCTTTTCCTACGGTGTGAACGCTGTTGGTGATCCTCAGCTTTATCAGGTGTTGCAGGAGCATACCAGCGCTGCGGAGCATACTCCCGACACCGCCACCAGTCTGTACAAGGCCATCGGTGTGACCGAAGACGGCTACCCCGAATGGGTACAGCCCCTTGGTGCTACTGACGCTTACAATACCGGCGATATTGTGAGCTACAACGGTACTCTGTACATTTCCACCATTGACGGTAATGTGTGGAGTCCCGACACTTACCCTGCCGGTTGGGAAGTGTACTCCGCTGAGTAACGGAGGTAGCTGCCAATGGAAACAGTTATCGCCGCAGTTATCACCGGCGCAATTACCCTGATCGGTGTTCTGATCGCCAACAGCAAGACTCAGGCTGTCATGGAAACCAAGGTTGATGAACTGACCAGAGAGGTCAGAGAACACAACAATTTCGCAAAGCGTATGCCTGTGGTCGAGGAACAGATCAAGGTTATCAACCACCGTATCGAAGACCTCGAATGTTTCCACAAGCCTACCACATGAAGTAAGAACAGGTGAAAAAGGTGAACCATTTTCAAAAATTCACTAAAACTCCCCTTAGAGAACACTCTATAAGAGGACTTTATAGGAAAATCCGTAAATGGTTCACCTAACTCACTTTGATTGGAGGTATTGATATGTTTGAAGCTGTCATTAACAACCTGATAAACATTAGTTGGGCAATGCTCATTTTCATGTGTGCGTACCTGTCCAATGTATCGTTTTCGATGTACTACAACATCAAAATCCTTTCCGAGCCGTTCAGTAAGGACAAGCTGATTAACTCGGCAATGAAGATTGCCGCCTTTGTCATTGGCCTGACCCTGCTGTGTATGGCAATCACTACGCTGCCGCTCTTTGCGGAAGTGGTCGGTTGGGAAATTCCTGCTGAGTATGTGGACATTTTCGGTGATCTTATTATTATCGGCGCAGTTCTGATGGTGTCCTGTAAGTACATTGTTGAAGCCTTTACCAAGTTCAAGGCTATCTTGGACTTCAATACGGAGGAAATCAGTCATGGCTAAGAAGAAACCCGCTCTCAATATGAGATACTACAACCATGAGATTGATGATGATTTGCCCTATGTAGGGCAGCTCAATCTCGATAAGAAGTCTGGCTACATCTACGACGAAGAGGGAGATGTGGTAGACGAAGATACCCTTGCCGGTTTCATGGAAGGTGACGGAAAGGGGGACGATGAAAATGAGTAACAGTTCTCTCATTTCCTGTACCGTTCTCAGCCCGAACCATTCTGGTAAGCGCACCATGCCCATCGACAGAATCTCCATTCATTGTATGGCGGGTAATCTGTCGGTAGAGTCCTGCGGCTCCCTGTTTGCCAATAGCGCAAGAGAAGCGTCCAGTAACTACGGTATCGGCTCTGATGGTCGTATCGGCCTGTATGTGGACGAAGCGAACCGCTCTTGGTGTACCTCTTCCAGAGCCAATGACCAGAGAGCTATCACCATCGAGGTTGCCAACACCGTAGCCGCTCACCCTTGGCCTGTGTCTGATAAGGCGTATGCCGCTCTTGTCAAGCTGTGCGTAGACATTTGTAAGCGCAACGGCAAGAACAAGGTGGTGTGGTTTCCTGACAAGGACACCGCTCTGGCCTACGAGCCTAAGGACGGTGAAATGGTACTCACCGTTCACAGATGGTTTGCGGCCAAGGCTTGCCCCGGAGATGACCTGTTCAACGATCACCCTGACATTGTGAATAAGGTCAATGCTCAGATCGGCACAGCGGCTTCCACCGCCCCCACTAATCCTGCCACCCCTCCCGCTGCCGAGAGTTCTTCCACTCTGTACCGTGTACAGGTGGGTGCTTTCTCCGTCAAGGCCAATGCAGACAAGCAGCTTGAGAAGGTCAAGGCCGCTGGCTTCGATACATATATGGTCAAGGTCGGCAACCTGTACAAGATTCAGGTTGGTGCTTTCAGTAAGAAAGCGAACGCCGATGCCATGATGACGAAGATCAAGGCCGCAGGATTCAGCGCTTTCATCACCACTCAGAAGGGAGAGCCGGTCACTACCGCCCCTGCCAAGAAGAGCAATGAAGAGATTGCTCGTGAGGTCATTCAGGGTAAGTGGGGCAACGGCGCAGATCGGAAGAAGCGTCTGACCGATGCCGGTTATGATTACGCTGCTGTTCAGGCTCTCGTAAACAAACTGGTGTAATGAGGTTAGTATCTATGAACGGTAAGAGAGTTGCAGAGAAACCGAAGTCCAAGATGAAGACCCGCACCAAGTTTGTGATCGTGGCGGTTTTCAATCTGACATGGTACACCGTTGCCGTGTTGGTGGCAAACTTCCTCGATCATGTGGTGCAGACGGAGTTGACTGTGGCGTGGTTCGCCGCATGGACTATCGAGCTTGCCTTGCTTGCCGGTATCAAGGTCAAGAGCAGAGGTGAGTAAATGCAAGTGCTGAAAAACCTGACTCTGGACAAGCTCATCAACCTCTATGAAGGTATCGTTGTCCATGACCGGCAGCAACTCGTGATTTGGGACTCTCACAGGGGAACTCCCATTCATGAGATCAAGAAACAAACGCTGGCTCAGAACAAGATGATACTCGGCGCTTTGAAGTGTGCCAAGGCCAACGGCTTCTCCGGTGAAGAGTAAATGAAAAGACACCCTCTACCTCATGGTAAAGGGTGTCTTATTGTTTGGACGAAGATCGTACCCCACACAATGTAGGGTTCGGATATGCGTCCAATGGTGGAGTTTAGCTTCTCAAATCCGAACCCTTCCACGGAAAAAGAACCATCGACCTTGAAGGTCTTGGTTGGGCAGGAAGTGAGGTTATAGGCCGATGTGATACGGTAGCCGTCTGGCTCGTCCCATACGGTGACGCTGTTCACCAGAAGGTCGATGATGTGCCGTCTGAATTGTTCGTCTTCAATGTCCCCACCCTTGAACTGTTCAAGCCAGTAAATGACCTGATCTCTGTCAATGTGGTAGATGTATTTCTCTTCCTCTCGAAGCAGCTTGGCAAAGTCCTTCTTGTCTTTCTCCAACACCATGAGCCTGTCCATCAAAGCATCGGACGCAATACCTTTCTCAATGGCCTTGGTGATGTTGGCAATGGCCTTTTCGGTTTCCTCGATCTTGGCGGTGTACTCAGGAATACGAGTATTCTCTTTCAAATCCACCTCGCTCTGAGAGATCGCCATGTCAGCCAGCTCTTCAATGACTTCATCGGTCAGCAGCGTGAGAGCATCTTCGACAACCACTCGCTCGATGTAGTCCTTCTTCAAAGGCTTCTTGTCGCAGGAGTGGTGGCGCTTGCGGTTATAACAGGCGTAGTAA